CAGGGTTTGCCAATATGCCATTTTATCTCACAAGTGGAAAAAAGAAAGCCACCCGAAGGTGGCTAGAGTTATTTCCCGATGTTCGGGTATTTCCGATGGACCGCGGCGCGTACTCTTGCTTTTACTTCCGCCGTGCCATGCTGAGAAACGCGAGCCAGCGCATTACGTGCGTGGTTCGCGTCCTCGATCGGATATGACCTGTCTGGACCCGCGAACGACTTCGATGGAAGCGCGTTGCGGGTCTTTGAGGTTAGCTTACTCATGCTTCAGTGTTCGGCTTTGGCTTGGCAGCCGCAGACCACGGCCACGTTGCACCACCGGCCGCCTTGCGGGGCTTCTTATCCATGCGATGCTTGGCCTTCTTGCCGTCCATCTTCTCGACTACTTTGCCGCCATGTTTCTTTTCCATGGCCTCTTCTTCAACATGCGAACCCTTCGCATTGTATGCGACCGGCTTCGCCTTCATTCCGTGACGTGCGCGAGACATTGTTAGCGTTACCTTTCAGTCGCTGCGAAAATGTAATCAATCAGCATGGTGTTACCCGCCGAGGTGCCGTTCGAAACAGCGAACGAGACGCACAGCGTATGAGTCGAGAGGTTAGTGGTAGCGGAAACGCCGACCTGACTGTCGTTGAAGTACAGATAGATTGCGTCGTTGCCGTTGTACCAAGCACCAGCCGTAACATAAGTGGAGTTAGCCATCGTCCCTACCGTTGTCGTCGTCGCCGTGGACGATGCAATGGTCTTGAACGAAAGCGTGGTCGAGGCAGCAGGCTTGTCGAAGTAAAATCCTTCGGTCACAGCCAGCGGAGTCGTATCCGTGATCTGCAGACCGATGACAGCCGCCGCGTTGGTGGCGTTAGAGAGTTGAAAACGAACCTTCAGCCAACCCTGCTTGCCCGCGGTAAACTTGAAAGTTTCCGTGATAA